ACATGGCGGCCGCCATCGCCGCGCTGTCGCCCTTCAGGATCCGCGCGCGCTTCCCGTGCCGCGCCGCGTGCGCCCGGCAGGTCGCCTCGGCGGCCGCCATGTCGAAGCGGGCGTAGGTCTCCGCCCAGTCCTCGCCGAGCGCGTCGAGGCAGTGCTCCCAGCGGTCGACGCCGGTCAGGCGCAGCTCCGGCAGGGCGCTCAGCAGCGCGTCGAAGGTCTTGCCCTTGAGCAGCCCGACCTCGACGCCCCGCCGCCAGCGGTTGGCGCGGCACAGCGCGATCAGCAGCGCCTCGTGCCGCGTCGGCGGGAAGCGCGGCTCGCCAGGCTTGCTGTTCGGCAGCGGCGCGGGCGCCTGCAAGACGCCGAGCGGCTTGAGGCCCTGGAGCCCGTGCAGCCGCTGCCGCGCCGCGGGCTGCGTCGCGGCCGGCGCCGGCCCGGTCACCGCCCCGGTCACCGCCAGGCCTCCCGCACCCAGGGGCTCAGCGCCGCCTCCAGGTCCGGGCGGTAGGGGCCGCACATGAAGAACGCCCGGGCGCCCTCGGGCCGCGCCGCGCGCATCGCCTTGGGCCGGTACTGCAGCACCCCGGAGGAGGCCTCGCTGAAGGTCGCCTGCCCCGGGCCCAGGATGTAGCCCAGCCAGCACTGGTCGCCGGTCGGCCGCCCGACCACCGCCTCCGCCGTGTCGCCCGCCTCGACGGTGAAGCGGTCCCAGACCTCGGCGCGCGCACCCGGCGTCAGCGCGAAGAGCGAGGTGTTGTAGCGCTCGCCGCGCGCCTGGTCCCAGACCAGGAAGTCGTGCCCCGGCGTGCCCGGCGCCCGCTCCAGCACCGGCGCCAGGTCTTCCACCACCACCGCGTCCAGGTCGATCGAGGCGAAGCGCTCCCCGACGATCTCGCCGAAGGCCTTCGAATAGGCCCAGAGCTTCGGGTAGTAGCGCGGCAACGCCGCCACCTCCGCCGGCAGCTCGACCACGTCGCCGATCGGCAGCACCCGCTCGACCCGCGCCGGCTGGTCCGTGACGCACAGCAGCCGATGCCCGCCGGCCCGCTCCAGCATGTTCGCCAGGACGCGCACATGCGACGGCCCGTAGGTCATCACCCGGTCGCGGTTGAAGCCGTGGCCCTGGAAGAGCCAGCAGACGAAGATCACAGCACGTCCTCCAGGTTCGCCCGGGGAAAGCAGGTCAGCGCCGTCGCGCGCGAGCAGTTGATCGTCTCCAGGCCGGCGTCCCGGGCGGCGGCGGCCACCCGCTCCCAGCGCGCCCGCCAGCACGCGAATTCGGCGGCGTTCGGGTTCTTCAGCGCGCCCCCGTGGTCCGCGTGGTAATGCCGCGCGCCGCCGGGGCCGTAGTCGCAGTCGAAGCCGGTCAGGATGCGCCGGCCCGGCCCGGCCAGATGGAGCGAGAGGTTGTAGGCCTGGGCGCCGGAGTTGGCGTTGTAGTGGATCCGCAGCGGGTCCAGCGACAGCCCCTCGGCGTCCTCCCCGGGCACGCGATGGCAGCCCCAGTCCGCGGCGCGCGGATGCGGCGTGACCCGCAGGCCGGCGAAGACGCCGGGTCCGGGCGCTTCGTCGCTGTCCCACCACTTGGGGTCGCAGGCGTAGAGCAGGTCGGCCCAGGGCGCCTGCTGCCAGACGCGGTTGACGACGATCAGGCGCAGGCGCCGCCGGGGGCCTGCTACTTGCCGGCCGCCTTCTTCCCGCTCTTCGCGGGCCTGTCGGACGCGCTCGAGGTCGGCGTCTCGGAGGCTGGGTCCGGCGCCGGCGACGACGACGTCGTCTCCGTCCCAGAGCCGTGGGACGGGAGGCCACTCTCCGGGTCGCCCTCGCCCTCTCCCGGCTCCGTTTCCGTCTCCGTCTCCCCGCTCTCCGGCTCCTCCTTCGCGGCGTCCTCGGCCGCCGCCTTCGCCGCCGGGGCCAAAGGGACCGCCCAGCCGTTCGCCTCGGCCACCGCCGCCCCGCGCGGATCGATCTCGATCTCGCCCGGCAGGAACTCGGTGGGGTGCAGGTCGCCGTCCAGGCAACGCCGGAAGGGCCGCTTGCACATCATGGTGACACGTTCGCTCATTGCATCGTCCTTTCCATGTGCCGGCTTCCGGCGACGTACGCGGTACGCCGCCGGAGCAGGTCGCCGGCCCGTCAGTCGTCGCTGGTCGGGCGCAGCCCGGCGTTGCCGAGCAGGCAGACCACCGAGTAGGGCGTGTTGCCCGGCGTGTTGGCCGCCGTCGCCACGACGCGCGAATAGCGTTTCGGGCCGACGTAGCCGACGCGGTAGGTCTTCGCGTCCTCCGCCGCGGCATCGACTGTCAGAAAGACCCCGGTCGAGCTGTTCGGGGCCGTGACGGGCGAGGACGCGGAGCCGGTGAGCACGTAGTCGGCATCGGTGACGTCCTCGAAGTCCGAGGACGCGCTGTCCGAGTGCTGCAGCTTGAAGGCCCAGGAGGGCTGCGGGCTGTTGGCGACGTTGGCGATCGTGCCGATGGAGATCAGGAACTCCTGCGAGTCGAAGCCCCGGTTGTCGACGCCGCTCGCCGGCGTGTTGGTCGAGCTGATCACCTGTGCGGCGACGTGGGTCACCGCCTTGATGTGGCTGTGCATGTCGCGAGTGGGCATGGCCCTGTCCTTTCGTCGCTGATCCGCGACGCCGAATCCGCTGCCGCGCAAGGCGGCGGCGGGCTCGACGCGACGGAAATCTGGGGAGGGCCGCTTAGCTGGCGGCGGCCTTGACCAGCTTGATGGCGTCGAAGTTCACCACGTCGCCGCCGGTCCACTTGGTCGTGTAGAACTTGACGTAGGGCTTGTCGGTCAGGGGGTCGCGCAGCACGCGCAGGCCGCGGCCGTCCACGATCTGATAGCCCATCGCGAAGTTGCCGAAGGCGATCGAGAAGCTGTCCGACCCGAGGTTCGGCATGTCCTCCATCGTCACGATGGGGTAGCCGAACAGCTCGAAGCCGCGCACGCCGTCCCGGATGTCGCCCATGCCCACCAGGTAGCGTCCGTCCGCGTCCTTGAGCTTGCGCACCGCCGCCTCGGTCGCCCGGTTCATCGCCCAGATCGCGCCACCGCGGTACTCGGGCTTCAGGGCCGCGATCGTGTCGATCAGGGCGTCGGGATCCTTCGCGCCGGCGATGCCGGAGGCGTCCGGGAAGGCGCCGTCGGCACCCAGCGGGATGTACTGCAGGACGCCCCAGGCGCGGGAGGCGTCCGCCGTGGTGACGGCGGCGCCCCGGTAGTCGAGGAAGCCGCGCGGCTGGGTGACGCCCGTCCCGCTGACGAAGGCCGTGTTCTCGACGCGGGCCAGCTTGTCGGCGATCTTGCCCGACAGCCAGTCCTCGACGTCGATGGTCGCCATATCGAGCAGCTTCTGGGTGACCTTGGGCTGGGCGTACTGCTCGCGCACGTAGATCGTCTGCTCGCCGACCTGCGGCGTGGCGGTGTCCGATCGGGAGTCCGTCTCCCCGACCCAGCCGCCGCTCGTCGCGTCGTTGGTGTCGGTCGGGAAGGTCACCGAGTCCGTGGTGATCGTGATCACCGAGGCGACCTGGCGGACCGGCGAGGTCTCGAAGATGCGGCGCTTGACATCGTTGACCATCTGCGTCGGCACCCAGTACCCGCCGTCAGGGTCGGACCCGACCTCCATGGCGGCCTGCACCGCCGCCTTCTTGTCGCCGCGCCGCAGGAAGGTCTCCGCGAAGACCTCGGCGTACTTGGAATAGGCCTCGACCTGCGTGTCGTCGAGCTGCACCTCCGTCTGCGCCGTGCGGCCGGCGTGGAACTGGACGGCCTGCGCCCGGACCTCCTCCGGCTTGGCACCGCCCTCGCCGCCGGCCGGAATGCGCGACATCTGCGCCTCCAGCTCGTCGGTGCGCGCCGCCGCCGCCGACATCTGCTCCTCCAGCTTCCGCTGCAGGTCGCCGACGGCGGCGTTGACCTTCTCGACGGCGTCGGCGTCGGCCTTGCCCTCGAGGTGCTTGTCGTTCGTCTCGCGGAACGCCGCGAAGGCCTTGTTCAGCTCGGCGATGGTCTGCTTGACGGTCGCGTCCTGAGTCGCTTCCGCGCGCACGCCGACGATGCCGCGGGAGTTGCCCCGCAGCTGATCCATGTAGCCCATGGTCTCGTCTCCTATTGGATCGTTGCGATGAGGTCCCGGAGATCCGGGACGAGGTCGCCAGCGTCGTGCGTGGCGGGCGCGGCAGCGCTTGGCGTGCCGCCCTTCAGCTCGCCGATGAGGCTACGGCGCTCACCGCGAGACATGCCCATGCGGGCCAGCGCCAGGTCCGTCTTCCGGACGGCGGCCACGGCGCGCGTGTCGGCTTGGGATTCCTCGATCTCTGCCGGCGGCAGAAGACCGTCGGCCAGACCGCTGTCGACCGCCTGGCCGCCGTTGAACCAGGTTTCCCGGTTCATCCAGCCCTCCGCCTCCTCCAGGTCGACGCCGGCGCGGCGGGCGTAGAGGTTCGCCATCGCCTGGTCGAACGGCTCCAGCGTGTCGGCGGCGGCGCGCATGTCGTGTCGATTGCCGATGGCGATGGCCCAGGCGTTGTGCACCATCATGAAGCCGACCTCGGAGATCAGGACCTCGTCGCCCGCCATGGCGATGACGCTGGCGGCCGAGGCGGCCAGGCCCATCACCTGCACCGTGACCTTCGCGGGATGCTGGCGCAGCAGCTCGTAGATGCCGATGCCCTCGAAGAAGTCGCCGCCGGGCGAGTTGACGTTCACGGTCACCGCGCGCTGCCCGATGCGCCTCAGCGCGGCTGCGATGCGCTTGCTGGTGACGCCTTCGCCAGTCCAGAAGTCCTCGCCGATGATGTCGTAGATCGAGATGACGTTGTCGTCCCCCTCGGAAGCCGCCCGCACGCCGGGCTGCCAGCGGTCCAGCGCACTCTGCTCCGGCGCGTAGCTCACGCCAGCCGGCGCTTCCAGCGCCTTGATCTCAGGAAGGTTGCGAAGGCTCATCGCGCTCGTCTCCGAAGAGGTTGCTGGCCGGCGTGTAGTCGTCGCCGCCTTCGATCGGGTTCAGGTCTTCCTGCTCGCGCACGTCGTTCGTGCTCAGCCAGCCGTTCTGTCGGCCGATCGCGTAGGCCTCGTAGCGGGTCTTGATGTCGGCCCGCAGCAGGCCGTCGACGTTGAATTTCATGCTGCGCTGCCGCACCCGGCCGGCCATCTCCGGCATGAGCAGTTGCGCGTTGACCGCGGCCTCCCAGCGCCGCAGCCACGGCATCAGCGAGTACTTCACGAACTCCAGAGACTGCTGCTCGATGTTGCTGAAGGTCGCGCGGTCCAGGTCGGCCAGCATGTGCGGCGGGATGCGGTAGAGCCGCGCCACCTCGGCGATCTGGAACTTGCGGGTCTCCAGGAACTGGGCGTCCTTGTTGTTCATGACCAGCGGCTCCCACTTGAAGCCGCCGTCGAGCACCGCCGTGCCCAGGGCGTTCTCGCCGCCGTGCGCCGCCTGCCAGGACGACGCGATCTGCTTGATCTGGTCTCCGGTCAGCGACTTGTCGGTCGAAAGCACCCCGGCGGGCCGCGCCGAGTTGCCGAAGAGCTGGCCGCCCCAACGCTCCGCCGCCATCGCCAGCCCGATGCTGTCGCGCCCCGATTTCAGCCGCGACAAGCCTTCGTAGCCGTTCAGGCTCCGATCGCGGATGTGGAACACCTTGTCCTGGCCCAGGACCACCTGGTTTCCGTTCGGCAGGCTGACCCGGTAGGTGACGCGGTACTGCTCGTCCTGCTCGACCCGAACGCGGTCGGGGTGGATCGGCAGCAGCTCCTGCAGCCGCCCCGTGCTGCGCAGCCGATTCTTGAAGGCGTAGCAGTTGCCCCACAGGGCCAGGTGGGTCTGCAGCAACTCGCGGAACTGAAAGCTGTCCTGCCAGCCGTTCGGGCGGTCGTGCAGCACGCGGAACACGTCGTCGTCGGTGATCCGCTCGCGGCGCCGGTCGCCCGCGTCGCGAAAGACGACGATCGGCAGCTGCGCGACCGACTCGGCGAGGATCGCGACCGCGCAGCCGACCGCCTGGACCATCAACGCCGTCTTGGGCGTCAGGATCACCTGCGCGGCGGTGCCCACGTCCTGCGCGATCAACGCCTGTTCGAGTTCCCGGCTTGTCGTGATCGCCGCCCGGATGCGCCGCCCCGCGGGGCGCATCGGGCGCGACGGCCTCGCAAGCCATCCCTGCGCCGCGGTCGCTGCCATCAGACCACCATCACTCCGTGGGTCGCGGTGTAGCTGGGCGCCTCGACCTGCTGGGCGCACATCAGCGCCATGCCCGTCACGGCCGCCACGATGCCGTCGATCTTCTCGACCGCGCGTTTCTTGTCGGGCTTGATGTTGCCCTGCGGATCGGTGCGCACGACCGCGTTGCTCGCCATCCAGGTCAGCACCGGGTGGTTGCCGTGCTCCAGCAGGGTCTCCTCGACCACCAGGCGCTCCAGCTCGCGCGTCGCGCTGCCCAGGCTGCCGAACTGCTGGAACACCCGAACGCTGTGGACGCCCTCGTTCTCCAGCTCCTGCTGCAGCTGCTGGGCGTTGTGCGGATCGAACCCGGCGCCCTTGACCTCGAAGCGGCTGCAGTCCTCCAGGATCTGGCGCTTCAGCGTTCCGAAGTCGGTCGCGTTGCCCTCTGTGATCGTCAGCGCGCCCATGCGCGCCCAGGCGTCGTAAGGGACCAGGAAGCGTGCCACCCGGTCCTCGACGGAGGCGCCCGGCACCCAGAAGCGGGGCAGCAGCACCGTGCGCTCTCCCGGCGCCTGCGGCGGGAAGATCAGCACCCAGGCCGAGAGGTCGCGCACGGCGCCGATGTCCATGCCGGCGAAGCACGGCCGCCCGATCAGTTGCGCTTCCAGCCTGCGCCAGGCGTCCGGGTCATGCGGCCAGGCCGTGCATTTCGCCCAGGCCTTCATCGGCAGCCAGCGCGACGCCTGCTCCACCCAGTGATTGAGGTGGAACCGGCGGTAGTCGTTCTCCTGCCGCGGCGTGCGCTGCGCCTTGACCCGCTCGCCGCGCAGGAACTCCAGCTTGACCGAGCGGTCCAGGTTGGGGTTGGCCGCGCACAGCGCGCGGTCGCTCGTCCAGTCCTCGTCCGGGTCGGCCGCATAGACGACCGGCAGGAAGCTCGGGTCGATCACCTCGCCCTTCAGCACCTGGCCCGCGTACTGGTGGACCTCCCATCCGTAGCCGCGGTTGCGCACCCCGGCCGTCGTGATGAAGACCTCGAGCGGCTGGCGCCGGGCGCCCATGCCCTTGTGCACCACGTCGGCCTGCTCGCCGTCCGGCCACTCGTGCAGCTCGTCGCCCAGCGCGAAGCTCGGCGAGAAGCCGTGCTTGTTCGCCGCGCCGCGGCCCAGCGGCTTAAAGCTGGCCTGCAGCTCGGGGCAGAAGATCGAGGGCTTGAAGACCTCCAGCGCGCCGGACAGCGCCGGCGAGCCGGCGACCATCTGGGCCGCCTTGGTGAAGAGTATCTTCGCCTGGCCTTCGTCGACGGCCATGACGTAGCCCTGGCCGCCGTACTCCCGATCGCCGATCAGCAGCAGGATCGCCAGGCCGGCGGCGAAGCTCGTCTTGCCGTTCTTGCGCGCGATCTCGATGTAGACCGTGCGCAGCAGCCGCCGCCCGTCCGGCAGCTTCCAGCCGAAGATCTGGCGGACGACCGCCTCTTCCCAGGGGTCCAGCACGAAGGGCCGGCCGGCCCATTCGCCCTCGACATGCCGCAGGTACTTCGGGAAGAAGGCGACCGCCTTGTCGGCCGCCGCCGCGTCGTACCAGGCGCCCAGCTCCTCCGCCCCGCGCGGCATCGGCGGCGGCTCGCCGCGCAGCAGCCAGCCGTGCGGCCCCTTGGCCTGCACCTCGGCGACCAGCTGCGCCAGCTCGGCTTCTTGCCCGACCTCCGTCTGGGCGACCGCGACCGCCACGGCCCTACTGCAGATAGCCGATCGGGCTATCCTTCCGCACCGTCTCGTCCTCGCCGGCCGACGCCCCCTGGTCACCCAGCGGCAGCTCGCCCGGCAGCTGCGTCCCCGCCGCCTGCGCCATCTTCATCAGCTGCTCCTGCCGCGCCCGCGGATTGAGGCCCAGCCGGTCCTCCATCTCGATCAGCTCCTTCTTCAGGCGCGAGGCCACGTTGAAGCGCGGGTCGATGCGGCGCATCTTGCCGACGCCGCCCGTCATGGGCGCCAGGTAGGTCGTGCCGTGCTTGCGCACCGCCTTCTGCACCTTCCAGAACTCGGCCAGCGTGTCGCAGTAGCGTACGAAGACCGGCTCGTCGGTCGCGCGCAGCAGCTTCATCTGCACCAGGTGCGGCCGCAGCCGCCGCCAGATCGCCTTGCCCACGTCGGTCAGCTGGTCCGGCGCCGCGTCCGCGATCTCGGCCGCCTCGGGCACCGCCGCCGGCTTGCGCTGCGCGCGCTTGCCCGGGTTGCCCTTCGCCGCCTGCACCGCCGGGCTGTCCGCCTTCCGCCCACGCGCCATAGCGTCCTCCCGCGTACCCCGTACGCCCAACCCCGCCGCCCCCGAAGCGCGTCGCCCGAAGCGCCGCGCGCCGTCCGGAGCCGAGCAAAAAAAAGTTCCCCCAATTTCGCGGAACCACGAATTTGTGAGGCGAAGCGGTCCCAAGCGGGGCGGTTGTAG